CAGGCCGTGCGCGAAACGCCCATGGCCTCCGCGGCCTGCTCCTGGGTGATGTCCAGCCGGTCGCGCAGGATCCGCAGAGCCTCGCCCACCTCTCGGGCCTCCTCGGCAGACGTCTTTGGTGGCGATGGCTTGGCCATGCGCACAACTGAAGGACGCCGGGGTATCGTAGCTACCGCCAACATGTGGGCGGCATATGCCAACAAAATGTTGACGCACGCAACCGACGCACCCTAGCTCTGCCTGTCGACGCGAAATGGGGGCGTCGACATGAGCCAGATCGGATCAAAGGCGAGCGCGGAAAACCGCCCCAAGCTTTGGCGGTACTACCGTGAGCAGGACTTCACCGTCATCGAGGTCGCCCGCGCGTTCGGGCGTTCGCGGGAGTGGGTGCGGCGGGTCTGCCTGCCGTTCGGGCACCCGGATCGGCTCACCCCGTCCGAAAAGGACGTGGTCGCGGCCTACGAGTGGAGCCGCGGCGAGATCGGCCCCGCAGACTGGTATCCGCCCGGCCTGAGCGCAAACCTCAGCGGCCTGCCTGAGGAGCTGGCGTCTTGAGCCTCGCGTGCTCCGTCAGCGCCTCGGCGTGGTCCGCCGCCATGCTCAGTGACGCCGACAGCTCCTCCAGCGCGCGCAGGACGGGCGGCGGGACCGTCGCGCATGCCGGCGTCGCGGTTTCCACGCCGAGCATCGCCAGCGTCGCCGACATCCAGTTGACCAGCCGCAGCCTCTGCTCCGGCCGCTCGGCGGCAGCAGCGACCAAGCGCAGCAGGGCTCCCAAGGTGTCGTCGGGCGTTGTCGTGTTCAGCGGCATCTTCTCCCCCCTTTCGCAGCGCCGCTCAGCAAGCCCCGAGAGCGGCGGTCCCGAACAAAGAGTCGCCGCGGCCGGCCCGTGTGAACGTGGCCTTAAGCCGCGTGGACATGATCAACGGCTTGGGGCCCCCCAAGCCGTTGCCGTCACAACCTGGCCGAGCTTTACCGGCGCGAGGCAGCCTATAGGCGAATTGTCGCAGGCGGCCTCAACCCATGCGGGTGGGGCTCTACGATGAGCGCCCCGCACCGCTACATCTCCGGCTCTCGCGCCACCGACCTGCTCCCCACGGCCTATGTGCTGGAGACGGCGAAGCGGGCTGCGGCGCGCGCCTGCGCCGAGGCCGCCACGGGGTGCGCCTGGGCCGATCCGGCCGCCGCCAAGCGGCTCCTGGACCTGATCCCTTACGTCGCGCTCGCAGCCTTGGCCGAGCTCTGCATCGACGTTCGGCGGGAGCGCCTGGCGCGCTGCCTGCTGCTCGACCCGCTGGACGGGGTGGACGAGCTCGACCGGCTGAAGCGCGAGCCAGGCTGGCGCGCCGACCTGGTCGAGGTGGTGGTGCAGACGATCGGGGGCGGGCGATGACCGCCGGCGTCCGCCATCTTCACGAGGCCGGCTCCTGGACGCCGAAGCACACCCGGCGCGCGGTCGAGGCTTCGGACATCGAATACTGCGGCCAGCGCTTCCCCCGGCAGGGTTGGCAGGCGCTCGGCAAGCAGCTCGGCCTGAACTCGGGCGATCTGCGGCGCGCCTGCGAGGACGCCTGGACGGCCTCGGTGAAGGCGACGCCGACGCGGGCGTCGGCGGCGAGGCTCGTGGTTCCGGCGCTCACGCTGGCGAAGCCGCGGCATCTGCTGCGGCTCAAGCCCTTCAGCCGGGAAAGCCGGGTGCTGCAGGCCGTGGCGGTCGGCTGTCGCAACCATGACGAGGTGCAGGCCTTCGCCGAGGTCACCCGCACCAGCAGCACGACCTACGTCGGGCGCCTGAAGGCGCAGCGCTTCATCGACGGCCGCGAGCCGGATGGCCGCTGGAAGCTGACCTTGGACGGCTGGGCCGAGGTGGCCGCGCTGATCCAGGCGGAGGAGAACGCCGATGGCTGACGGATCGGGCGTTCTCGATGGCGCATCCGCGCGGCCGCTGACGGTCGTGGGCTTCGCGGGCGGCGGCGGCTCTTCCGTGGCCATCCGCATGGCGCTCGGCGTCGCGCCGGACCTGGCCATGAACCACTGGCTCACCGCCGTGCTGGCGCATCAGCGGCACTTCCCGGAGACCGAGCACCACTGCGCCGACATTTTCGAGGTTGACCCGCGCGGCTGGCGTCCCGGCGAGCGGATCGCGTTCGCCTGGTTCTCTCCGGACTGCACCGACTTCTCCAAGGCCAAGGGCAAGGCGCCGCGCTCGGAACGGATCCGCGGGCTGGCCTGGTCGATCATGCCGTGGCTGGTCGCGCGACGACCCGACGTCACCATCATCGAGAACGTCGAGGAGTTCGAGCAGGCCGGGCCGGTCTACCGCTCGCCGGACGACTGGCGCGCCCGGGGCGTGCGCGGGACGCCGGGCGAGCCGATCAAGGCGCTGCGCGGCCAGATGTTCCAGCGCCTGGCGCGGCGGGTGCGGCAGATGGGCGGGACCATCGAATGGCGGGTGGTCAACGCCGCCGACTTCGGCGCGCCGACCACCCGCAAGCGGCTCTATGTGATCATCCGCCTGGACGGCCGGCCGATCGTCTGGCCTGAGCGGACGCACGCGCCGCGGAAGGACGCGGCGGCCCTTGGCCTCAAGCCCTGGCGCGGCGCTTGCGAGATCATCGACTGGTCGAAGGATTGCCCGTCGATCTTCCTCAAGCCCGACGAGGTCGAGGATCTGCGCCGCCGAACCGGCAAGCGGGTCCAGCGGCCGCTCGTGCCGGCGACGCAGAAGCGGATCGCGCGGGGGCTGGAGCGCTACGTCATCGGGTCGGCCGAGCCGTTCATCGTGCCGATCACCCACCAGGGCGACGCCCGCGCGCACGGCGTGCGCGATCCGCTGCGGACGATCACCAGCGTCAAGGGCGGGGAGTTTGCGCTTGTTGACGCCGGCCTCGTTGGTCTCGGGGGGCGGCGAGCGCAGAGCCCGCCGGTCGCACCCCAGGCTCCATTCCCGACGATCACCGGCAAGGCGGACGCCGCGCTGGTGAGCGGGACGGTCGTTCGCACCGACATGCACCAGTCCAACAGCAGGTGCGTTTACGATCCCGCTGATCCGCTACGCACGAACACGAGCAGCGGCGGGCATGGTGTGGCGTCGGCCTACCTGGTGCCGCGCTATGGCGAACGCCCGGCGGGCTTCAGGTGCGAGGCTTGCGGCGAGGTGTTCGCCGATCCGCACGCCTCGGGCTGCGGCGGCCTGGCGCCGGCCGAGTGCCCGCGCTGCGGCGAAGAAGAGAGAGTCGCGCTCCTGCCGGGCCAGGCGCCGCGGGCGCTGGATGTGCAGGAGCCGACGCCTTGCCCGGTCCCCACCGGCAACCAGGGCTCGCTGGCCGCCGTCTCGCTTCACCAGATGAACACGCGCGACGTGGGCGGGGACGCTGGCGATCCGCTACGCACGACGGCGGCCCGCGAACACCAAGCGCTGCAATCGGCGTGCCTGGTTCGCCAGTTTGGCTCCGCGGTCGGCGGCCGTGACGCCGAGGACCCGCTGGGCGCGACGATGGGGCAGGGCGGCCATGGTGGTGGGCACGATCAACTGATCTCCGCCTACATGGCGCAGGGAAACCACGCGCAGCTCGGCCGTGAGGCGACAGAGCCTCTAACCACCCTCACCAGTCGCTCGACGCAGCAGCAGCTCATCTCAGCCCACGTCGAAAGCTACTACCGAACAGGCGAAGGCTCGTCCGGAGCGGAGCCGCTTCGCACCTCAACCGCGAAGGACCGGCATGGCCTGGTCGCCGCCTGGCTGGAGCAAGCCAACACCGGCATGGTCGGTCACCCGGCGACGTCGCCGGTGTCCACCATCGTCGCCGGTGGCGGAGCTGACTGCGGCTGGGGTGGCGCCACCCAACGCCTGATCGAGGCGAGGCTGGAACTGGACGGCGGCTCGGTCGGCCGGCGCGCAGCGGTGCTGGGCTTCCTCTGGGCGCACTTCGGCGTGCCCACGTCCGAGGAGTGGGCCGAGCCCACGGCGACGCTGGAGGCGCGGAAGAAATTCGGCCTGGTGATCCTGGGCGACCAGGTCTGGATGATCGTCGACGTCGGCCTGCGGATGCTGACGCCCGCCGAGCTCGGCGCGGCCATGGGCCTGCCGCCGGAATACGACCTGGCCAGCGACGCCCATGGGCGGCCGGTCAGCAAGACCCATCAGACGCAGATGATCGGCAACATGGTGAGCCCGCCGCCGGCGGCCGCCCTGATCGCCGCCAACTGCCCGCACTTGATCGAGCAGCCGGGGAGGCCGGTGCCATGAAAATGAGCCTCCAGGTCGGCCGGGGGTGCGGAGATGCTTGATGGCCTATCTACCATCCTCGCGGAGCAGCAGCTCGCAGTCGGCATGGTGTCGGCAGCCGTCGCCGGCGCGGCGGTGTTCGGATTGAAGTCCGTCCCGTCCAAGGCCTGGACGGTCGCCAAGGACCTGTTCTCGACGACCCTCGTGATTGAGGGGCGGGACGAGCTCTACCGCTACGTCAACGTGTGGCTCTCCAGGTCTGGGGCGGCTGCGCGATCTCGGCGGCTGATCGTCCAGGACGACTACGATTACGAGGCGGGCGCATGGACGTGGCGCCTGACGCTTGGCTTCGGCTGGCACGTGGTTTGGGCGTTCGGTCGGCCGATCTTCGTCAACCGCTCGCAGTCCGAAGGTGGCGAGCTGGCTAAGTTTCTCGGGCAGGGCGCTGGGCAGCGGCTGTGGTTGGTGAGCGCGGGCCGTAGCCAGTCCGTATTGCGCCGCGTCGTCGCCGAGGCCGAGCGGGTCTACAATGGCGACGGCCTGGTGCGGGTCTATTTCTGGCATTTGGGTCGCTACGTTCTCGCCGACCGCCGCGCGCCGCGCGACCTGGCCACGGTGTTCCTGCCGGCGTCGCAGAAGGCGCGGCTCGTCGCGGACGTTGAGGCGTTCGCCGCGGCGCGTGAGACCTACCGGGTTCGGGGCACGCCTTATCGGCGAGGCTACCTTTTCGGGGGCCGCCCGGGGACTGGAAAGACCAGCCTGATCTTCGCGCTCGCCGGGCTGCTTCGCCGGTCGGTGTATGTCGTGAACCTCGCCTGCGTCGGCGGCGACAACGACCTCCTGGCCGCCTTCAACGAGGTCGGACCCGATGGCGTGGTCGTCATCGAAGACATCGACGCTGCGGAGATATCTCGCGACCGCGCGGAGGTCGCAGCGCCTGCACCAGGCGCTCCTTCCGCCAGTCCGCAGCCGCAGCGAATGACGCTGAGCGGTCTGCTCAACGCGGTGGACGGCGTGGCGGCGCGCGAGGGTCGCGTTCTCTTCGTCACGTCCAACCACGCGGACAAACTCGATCCCGCCCTGCTTCGCGCAGGACGGATCGACGTGCGGGAGGAAGTCGCTCCGTTGGGTCGAGCCGAGGCGTGGGAGATGTTCAAGGCCTTCCGCCCTGATGGGGACGCGGGGGAGTTCGCCGCGCTCACCCAGGGCCGCCTTCCGATCGTCGCAGCTGAGCTTCAGAACCTCCTCCAAGGCGAGGCGGCTCATGCCTGAGCAGCTCCCCCTGGCGATCAACGTCACCTTCGCAGCCATCCTGACGGACGCCGAGCGGCGCATGCTGGCCGACCTTCCGGACTGGCCCACGGAGCAGAAGGTCGCCGACGCCCAGCGCCCGCACGTGGCGCGGCTGAAGCGGCTGGGCTGCATCCAGGTCAAGTACTGCAAGGACGATCCCGACCAGATCTTCTTCGACCTCTATGCCGGCGTGACGCCGCTCGGCCGGGCCAGCGTGGCCGGCGGGACGGTGCGGCTATGAGCGGCCGTCCGAACCGAGACGGGCTGAGCGTCCATGTCTTCCCGCAGGTCACCCTCACAGAGCCGCTCAAGCGGCCGCTTCTGGACGATCTGCTGCTGCAGGCCTGGCGCGACGTCTCGCTGGCCGACCTTCGCGACCTGGCCAACGAGCGCATCCGCGGGCGAGGCAGCTTCGCCGTCTTCCAGGCGGTGATCGCCACGCGGCGGCGGGTCTTGGCGCTCCGAGAGGGTCAGGGCTGATGCCGGCGACGGACCAGGACGCCTACCGCGCCTTCCTCGAGGCCAAGGTGCAGCTTGCGCGGCGGGACGGGTTCACCGTCGAGCCGGCGGCCCTGCACCCCTGGCTGAAGCCGCATGCCAAGCTGGCGGTCGCGTGGATGCTGGAGGGCGGGAGGCGAGCGGTGTTCGCCTCGTTCGGGCTGCACAAGACCTCGATGCAACTGGAGGCCTGCGCCCAGGTGCTGACGCACCTGGCTTCTCTTGATGGTCGCGCGGTCGCCGCGCACGACGTGCGCGGGGCGGCGGACTGGACGCGGCGCGGCCTGATCGTGGTTCCGCTGGGCGTGCGGCAGGAGTTCTTCCGCGACGCTGAGCAGCTCGGGATCGAGCTTCGGTTCGTGCGCTCGACCGTCGAGTGCTGGGGGCCGGGGCTCTACCTCACCAACTACGAGACCTTCCGCGACGGCAAGATCGACCTTTCCGGCTTCGACGTGGTCAGCCTGGACGAGGCGGCCTGCCTGCGCGGCATGGGCGGGACCAAGACCTTCCGCGCCGCGGCGAACGAGCTGGTGAAGGTTCCCTTCCGCTTCGTGGCCACGGCCACGCCCTCGCCCAACGAATACATCGAGCTTCTGGCTTACGCCGAGGTCCTGGGCGTGATGGACATCGGCCAGGCGAAGACGCGCTTCTTCCGGCGCAATTCGGAGAAGGCCGACCAGCTCACCCTGCATCCGCACAAGGAGCGCGAGTTCTGGTTGTGGGTGGCGTCGTGGGCGCTGTTCGTCACAAAGCCGTCCGATCTCGGCTGCTCGGACGAGGGCTATGTGCGGCCGCCGATGCAGGTGCGCTGGCACGAGGTTTCGGTGGGCGCGGACTTCGACGCCCCCGAGGTTGGGCCGGGCGGTCAGGCGCAGCTCTTCCGGTCGTCCAAGATCGGGGTCGCCGGCCAGGCGAAGGAGAAGCGCTCCACCCTGGTCGCCCGCGTGGCCAAGATGGCCGATATCTGCGCGGCCGACCCCGAGCCGCACCGGCTGATCTGGCACGACCTGAACGACGAGCGCGACCTGATCCGCGAGGCGCTTCCGGCGGCCTTCGTGCTCGACGGGGCCCAGGACGACGAGACGAAGGAAGCCCGCATCCTGGGCTTCTCGGACGGCCTGTTCCAGTACCTCGCGGCCAAGCCGGTGATGGCGGGCGCGGGGTGCAATTTCCAGCGCTGGTGCCGCAAGGCGGTGTTCGTCGGCATCGGCTTCAAGTTCCACGACTTCATCCAGGCCATCCACCGCATCCATCGGTTCGGCCAGGCCGGGGTGGTGGAGATCGACGTGATCTACGCCGAGAGCGAGCGCGAGGTGCGCCACGAGCTCGAGCGCAAGTGGTCCCAACACAACGAAATGGTGGAGAAGATGGCGGAGATCATCCGTGAGCACGGCCTGTCGGCGGCGGCCATGGCGGAGCAGCTCCGCCGCAGCCTGGGCGTCGATCGCGTGGTGGTGGAAGGCGGGAGGGTCGAGGGTCGGAACGAGCCGAGATACTGGCTCGCCAACAACGACTGCGTGGACGAGGTGCGGCGCATGCCCTCCGAGTCCGTGGACCTGATCGTCACCTCGATCCCGTTCTCGACGCAGTACGAGTACTCGCCGCGATACGAGGACTTCGGCCACACCGACGACAACGACCACTTCTGGCGGCAGATGGGGTTCCTGATCCCCGAGCTGCTGAGGGTGCTCAAGCCCGGGCGCGACGCCTGCATCCACGTCAAGGACCGGATCGTGCCGGGCGGGCTGACGGGCCTGGGCTTCCAGACGCTCCAGCCGTTCGGCGACGAGACCCGCTGGCACTTCCGCCGCGGCGGCTTCGCCTACCTGGGCACGATCACCAACACCACGGACGTGGTGCGGGAGAACAACCAGACCTACCGGCTGGGCTGGAGCGAACAGCTCAAGGACGGCACGCGGCAGGGCGCCGGCGTTCCCGAACAGATCATCCTGTTGCGCAAGCCGCCCTCGGATCGGTCGGACGGATACGCCGACCGCCGGGTGGAGAAGCCCAGGCCGGACTATGTCGACGCCGAGGGCCGGCCCGCCCCCTACGACAAGGCGGCGGCGGACGCGGGCGCGATCCGTCCCGTTCCGGGGACCGGCTACAGCCGCGGGCGCTGGCAGCTCGACGCCGGCGGGTATTGGCGCTCGGCCGGAGACCGGCTGCTGACGCCGGAGGAGTGGCTGACCTTCGAGAACATGAGCGAGGCCTACCAGCTCTGGCGCGAGTACTGCCTCAACACCGTCTACGACTACGAGCAGCACGTGCTGATCTGCGACAAGCTGGACGCGGCCGGCATGCTGTCGCCGAAGTTCCAGCTGCTCCCGCCGCACTCGTGGCACGCCGAGGTCTGGAGCGATATCGCCCAGATGCGGAGCCTGAACACCCTCGCCGCCCAGCAGGGGCGCGAGAAGCACATCTGCCCGCTGCCCTTCGACATCGTGGACCGGCTGATCCGCCAGCGCAGCGAGCCCGGCGAGCTGGTGTTCGATCCCTTCGCCGGCATCGGCACGGTGCCCTACTGCGCGCTCAAGCTGGGCCGCCGCGGCGCGGGCGTGGAGCTGTCGGGCGACTACTTCGCGGCCGCGGCCATGAACTGCGGGGCCGCCGAGGAGGCGACCCGCCCGGTCCCGACCCTGTTCGACGCCCTGTTGGAAGGAGAGGCGGCGTGATCGCCACGGAAGCTCAGCAAGCGGCGGTCGAGGACGTCGGCCGTCAGATCCTCGCCCTTGCGGCGCGCGGCGTCGTCACCGGCGCCGAGCCGGGGACCGCCGCCTACGCGCAGAACCTCGGCGAAGCGCTGATGGCTGCGGCGCTCCTGGCGGTCCCGCCCGAAGCGGCGCCGGCGTTCATACGAGGCCTGGGGATCACGCTGGGCAGCTTCTCCGGGCAGCTTTCGCCTGAGCAGGCTCCCAAATTCCTGGACACCCTTTCGCGGGCGATCGCTGCCGGGCGCCAGGGCTGGGTCGCCGCCACGAAGCCGGCGGGGCGGGCATGACGGTCTACGTCGACGAGCCCCGCCATGCGTTCGGGCGGATGATCATGTGCCACATGGTGGCGCCCGACCTGGTCGAGCTGCACGCCATGGCCGACCGGATCGGGGTGTCGCGCCAGTGGTTCCAGGACCCCAGGCGCATGCCGAAGGTCTCCGCGCCGCATTACGACATCGCCAAGTCGAAGCGCGCCCTGGCCGTGGCGGCGGGCGCGAAGGAGATCGGCCGTTACCAGATGGCGGTGATCTCGAAGGTGGCGCTGTTCCGCCTGCACGGCCGAACCGACATGGACCCCTTGGCGCTGTTCCGGCGAACGCTCTCAGACCGCCTGCCGGAGCTGGAGGCCTGGCTGGCCGAGGAGCTGCGGCGATGACGCCCGCACCCCCGCGCACGGCGTGCGCAACCACCCTCGCCGATCTGACGACGATAATAGCGGCTGGCCGCTTCGACCTCACGACCGAGGCGGCGACCCAGCGTGACATCGAAGTCGTTCTTCTCGGCGTCTTTCCATTGAGCGCGGTGAGCCGCGAGCACCGGCTCGGCCCGGCCGACCGGCCGGACTTCCTGGTGGACGGCCGCTGGGTGATCGAGGTGAAGGGGCCTCGGCATCGCAGCCTGGCGGTGCATCGCCAGCTCGCGCGGTACGCCGCCTATCCGCAGGTCGAGGGCGTCCTGCTCGCCACCAGCCGGGCCATGGCGATGCCGCCGTCGATCGGCGGCAAGCCGGTGCGGGTGCTGAACCTGGGGCGGGCGTGGCTGTGACCTTGGCGCTCCCGGAGGCCGAGGTGGTGCGGCGGCTGCTGCGCTCGCGCCAGTGGCATCTGCGCGAGGCGGGGCGACAGCGGCTCGTCGCATCGCAGGCGGTGGCGGCGGCTCTGGCCGACATGGCGCTTCATGACGCCGCCGTCCACGACATCGACGCCGAGCTCGCGCGCCTGGGTCATCCCCAGCATCCGATCCTGCCGGACCCGGCATGATCGCCGCACCTGTCCGATCCGAGGCGCAACGGGCGTCTATGAACATGCTCTATGCGCGCCTGCGCAACGGCTCCGAGGCGGTTTTCAGCCACGGCGGGGCGATCCACATGGGGGTCCCGAAGTGGGTGGTGAAGGCCTATGTCGAGGTCCGGACGGACGGCGGCGACATGGGCGCGGCGCTGGCCTTCGCCCACTGCGGAGCGCTGGGCGTCGAGATCGTCCGCAACCATCCCAAGGGCGTCTTCGCCTCGGTCGTGCAGGCCTGGGCGGCTCGCCTCGATCAGCTTGAGGCGGCAGCCTTGGCGAAGGCCGCAGCCACATGACGGCGGGGCGCACCTATGGCCGGCTCGGCCGGATGAACGGCAAGTGGGTGATCTCCGACCTGGAGCCCCACGCGCGGATCAAGCTGAAGTCGATCTTCACCAAGATCCGCAAGACCGACGTCGGGCCGTACCTGTTCCCCGACGACGACGCCACGGCGCGGGACCTGGAGTGGTTCATGCACCGCTATCCGCTGCTGGTCGCAGCGGAGGACGCGGGGGCCTTGGCCGATGGCGTCGAGCGTTATGACGCGGCCCAGGCCGAGGTGGCGCGGCTGTTCAGCGACGACTACCGGCCGCCGGCTTGGGCGGGCTTGCGCAAGGGCCAGACGGTGCGGCTGCACCAGGCGCGCAACTGCGAGCTGCTGTCGCGTTTCGGCGGGCTACTGGTGGCCGACGACGTGGGCGAGGGCAAGACCTACACCGCTGGCGCGGCCTGCCTGCTGCCGGGCGCGCTGCCCGCGACGATCGTGTGTCCGCCGCACCTGCGCCTGCAATGGGCGCGCAAGCTGAAGGAGTTCACCACCCTCTCGACGCATGTGGTGGCGACGACCAAGCCCAGCATCCTGCCGCCGGTGGACGTGCGGATCTTCGGCTTCACCCAGCTCGCGGGCTGGATCGACGTGCTGGAGCTGTTGGGCACCGGGCTGGCGGCGTTCGACGAGGGGCACGAGCTCAGGCGCGGGCCGTGGGAGACCGCCAAGGGGCAGGCGGCGCTGCGCCTGGTGGAGGTCAGCCGGCTGAAGCTGATGCTCACCGCGACGCCGGTGTTCAACTACGGCGACGACGTCTGGAATCTGATGCGGTTCGTGCGGCCCGAGGTGCTGGGCGAGCGCGACGACTTCCTGCGCGAGTGGTGCGGCAACGGCCGCACGGTCAAGGACCCCGAGGCGCTGGGGACGTATCTGCGCGAGCAGCACGCCATGACGCGGCGACGGGGCGAGACGCCGCGGGCGAACCGGCTGGTGGAGACCGTGCCCCACGACGTGGACCGGCTGGCCAGCCTGGAGGACGCCATGCGGGCGCTGGCCATGAAGGTGCGGTTCGGCAGCTTCGAGGAAAGCGGCCAGGCGACGCGCGAGATGGACATGCGGCTGCGCATGGAGACCGGCATCGCCAAGGCGCCGTTCGTGGCCAAGTTCGTGCGGCGGTACGTCGAGGAGACGGGCGAGCCGGTGATGCTGTTCGGCTGGCATCGCGAGGTCTACGACATCTGGCAGGCCGAGCTCTCCGACCTGGGCTGCGTCATGTACACCGGGACCGAGAGCCCGGCGCAGAAGAACCAGGCGGCGCAGACCTTCCTGGCCGGCGAGGCCAAGATCTTCATCATGAGCCTGCGCTCGGGCGCGGGCCTGGACGGGCTGCAGCACGCCTGCTCGACGGCGATCTTCGGCGAGCTCGACTGGTCGCCGGCCATGCATGAGCAGTGCGTCGGCCGCCTGAACCGCGAGGGCCAGCGCCGCTGGGTCGAGGACGGCCTGGTGGACGCGATCTTCCTGGTCGCCGAGGACGGCTCCGATCCGCCGATCATGGAGGTCCTGGGCCTCAAGGCCAGCCAGGCGCACGGCATCGCCGATCCGGGCCTTGGGCCGCAGAAGGTGGTCGAGGACCGCAAGCCGATCGAGCGGCTGATCGCCCGCTATCTCGGGGAGCCGGCGGCGTGAGGCGTCAGGACCCGAAGGACCTGCTGATGCTGTGGGTGGACGACCAGGTCCAGCTCGACAGCCGCACCAAGTACATCCTCGACAAGTTCGCGCGCTTCGCCGACGCCAACGGCCAGGGCTGGGCGCCGGTGGCGGTGTTGGCCGAGCGGACCAACTCCTCCGAGCGGACGGTGCAGTACGCCCTGCGTCGGCTGGAGGCCGAGGGCCTGATCCGCCGGACGGGCGAGGAGCACGTCGTCAATCCGGGGTCGCGCTTTCCGCGCAAGGTGCCGCTGTACCAGTTCGCGCCGGGCGTGCCGGGCGTCGATCCGGGCGCGCCGATGGTGGCCGCGCGCTCGGGTGCAAAGCTTGCACCCGAGGCGGCGCTCGGGTGCAAGGCCGAACCGGCTGGGGTGCAAACTGTTGCACCCCTTAATGAACTAAAGGGAACTAACTCTCCCTCTGGCGAGGGAGAGACGCGCGCCCGCGAGCGCGAGGCGCTGTTCGACAGGCTTTACGAGGCCTACCCGAAGCGAGGTCGTGGCTTCACCAACCGGGACCAGGCGAGGGCCGAGTTCTTCTCCGTGATCGAGCGGGGCGTGGATGCCGAGCTGTTGATCCAGGCCGCCGGCAACTGGGCCGAGGACAAGCGGGGAAAGCACACCGACCTCGGTCTCCAGTACTGGCTGAAGGACAGCCGGTTCAACGGCTTTTGGCCGGAGCCGAAGCTCTCGCTGGGCGACGGCGGGCCGCGGCCTGCCTCTCGCGAATTGGAGCCTGGCGCCGCGCCGGCCGTGGATCAGACGCTTTGGGTCCAGGCGCTCGGCGAGATGCGCATCCAGATGGGCGAGGAGGAGTTCGGGGCCTACCTGAGGCCGGCGTTCCTCGGGCTCCACGATGGGCGGCTCTACGTGGTGGCGCTCACGGCCACGGCCAGACAGCGGATCGCGGAGCGGCGCTGGCGTCAGTTGCAGACGGCGTGGGCCAACGCGGATGCGCGACGGCGACCGCTCGAGCTCGTCTCCAAGGGTCAGTTCGAGGCGCTGAGGCTGCGCCAATCTGAAGGGGTGAAGTGATGGCCAAAGAGGCCCTGTCCAACCGCCAGCGCGACCTGATGCGCAAACGCATGCCGAAGGAGGCGCGCCGGCCGAAGGTCGGCGAGGAGGCGCGGGTGGTGAAGGCCGCCGCCGCCGAACGCTCGGCCGAGCCGCGCGACGGGCTGGCGTGGCTGGTGAAGAAGAGGCGGCTGAACGCGGCGCAGGCGCGCGAGGCGATGCTCTACCGGCAGGGCTTCCGGGACGCGGGAGAGGTGACCATGCGCTCGTGCCTGGACGTGGGCGTGGGTGGGGGCCAGGCGGTCGGCCTGCCCGACGCCACGGTGCTCTCCATGACGCAGGCTAGGCGCGACCTGTTCGTCGCGCGCTACACCGTCCTGCGCGGACAGGTGGACATGCTGACCGTGATGGATGGGGTGTGCGGCCACGGCTACACCCTGCGCGCGCTGGCCGGCGGCGATCATCATCGGGCGTCCGAGCTGGAGGTGGCGCTGAAGCTGGCGCTCGACATGCTGGTCGCTTACCGGGCGGGGCCGCCTGCCCATGTCACAGCCGCGGCTTGACGAATTACGTAGAACCGAGGCACCAAAGCTTCACCGCTGAAGTTGTGTCTGAAGCCCGCCCGACCCGGCGGGCTTCGTCGTTGTAGGGCTCGCCATGCCGGAGATGCCGCCGATGGTCGGCCGCAGCCGGACGCAGGCCCGCCGCGACTATGACCGCGATCGCGGCTCGGCCCGGGCTCGAGGCTACGATGCGGCGTGGGAGCGCGAGACGCGGCTGTTCCGCCTGGCGCATCCGTTCTGCCGCTACTGCGAGGTCGGGGCTTTCGGCGCGCCGCGCGTGTCCGCCACGGCGTGCGTCGACCACCTCTATCCACACCGCGGAGACCGCACCCTTTTCTGGACGCGCCTTTGGTGGGTCCCGAGCTGCGAGGCCTGCCACGTCGGTCCCAAACAGGCCGCCGAGCGCGCGGGGCCGACCGCTCTCGACCGCCTCGCCCGCCTCCTCGACCTCCCGACCCGCCCAAGGGGGTAGGGGGTCTCAATCTCTACGACCCTCCGCTCACTGGACCGCCGCCCAGCACCGCAGAAGTGTGCGGGAAATCCCGAGAACTTTTTTTGAGGTGTCCCATGGGGCGTCGGCCTGATCCTGCTGCGGTGAAGGCGGCGAAGGCTCCGGTGCGGAGCGCGCGGCAGTCTGCGCCGGCGGTTGCGGTGGAGGCGGAAGTCGAGGGGCGGCTCAAGGCTCCGGCCTGGCTGAAGGGCGAGGCGCTGGCGATCTGGGAGAAGCGCGGCCCGATCCTGCGGGAACTTCGCTTGTTGCAGGCGTCTGACGAACTGGCCTTCGCACGCTACTGCCGCAACTTCGCCAAATGGCTGCAACTGCGCGAGCAGCTCGACAAGCGCGGCTACACCTACCTCGCCACGACGACGGGCGGCGGCAAGCTTCGGCGGGCCGACCCGGCGTTCCTGGTGGCCGACCGGCTCGAGCGGCAGCTCCTGGCGCTGGAGGATCGGTTCGGCATGAGCCCCTCCGAGCGGCAGCGGATCATGACGCAGCGCGCTGCGCCGACCCAGGGCAACCTGTTCCCGGGCCAGTCGAGGCCGGACGACCCCGCGGCCACGGCCGCGCCGGCGGCCGATCCGGTGGAGAGCCCGGTTGGCATGCTCAACTGAGCCGCCGCGCCCGGTCTGCTTCGCCAGATATCCCGGCGCCGCCTGGGATGCGGCCGCCGGCGTCTGGCGCGACGGCGAGTACTGGTACGATCCCAAGGCCGCCCAGGCGGCCTGCGACTTCTTCGCCAAGTACCTGTGCCTCACCGAAGGCGAATGGGCCGGCCGGCCCTTCGTCCTGCAGCACTGGCAGGAGCACGACGTCGTCCGGCCGCTGTTCGGATGGAAGCGCGCGGACGGCACACGCCGCTATCGCCGCTGCTTCATCTGGATACCGCGCAAGAACGGCAAGACGGAGTTCGCCGCGGGCCTGATGCTGCTGATGCTGCTGGGCGACGGCGAGCCCGGCGGCCAGGTCTTCTCGATCGCCGCCGAAAAGGACCAGGCCTCGATCGTCTTCAACAAGGCCTCCGTGATGGTGGCCTATTCGCCCAAGCTCGCCGAGCTCCTGGAGCCTCTGAAGACCTCGATCTACTGCCCGCAGCTCAACGCCTCGATCCGGCCGCTGTCCGGCAAGCCGCAGGGCAAGCACGGCCTGAACATGTCGGGCCTGGTCGGCGACGAGATCCACGAGTGGAAGACCGGCGACCTCTACACCTTCGTCCATGACAGCGCGGCCGCTCGCCGCCAGCCGTTGGAAATCCTGATCTCGACGGCGGGTGTGAAGGGCACGCACGGCGAAGAGGTGTGGGACGAGTGCCAGGCGATCCTGGCGGGCGATATCGAGGCTCCGGACACCCTGGTCATCGCCTACGCCGCGAACGACAACGACGACTGGACCGACCCGGAGGTCCATCGCCGCGTCAACCCGAACTTCGGCGTCTCGGTCAAGATCGACACCTTCAACGCCGACCTCAAGCGGGCGCGACAGCTCCCCAGGCTGGAGAACGATTTCAAGCGCTACCGGCTGAACATGTGGACGGAGCAGGCTGTCCGCTGGCTGCCGATGGACGCCGTTGACGACGACGGACGCCGTTACGGCTGGGACCATTGCGTCGGCGACACGCACTGGCTGCGGTTGGCGGAAAAGCTGGCCGGCAAGCGCTGCTTCGGCGGCCTCGACCTCTCGGCTATCAACGACCTGTCGGCGCTGGTCTGGTGGTTCCCCATCCAGGACGGCCTGGATC